TATCTCATCTTCAGGAGTCAGAAACCCCGGTAGAGAAAAACAGTATCGGCACTGACATTCCATTACAAACTAACGAATAAAGAAAATGAGCAAATTAACTGCAATAATCCCCATTTATGTTGACATAATGCCTGGACATGAAGATATTGAGTTTGGGAGGCTTTATATTACCAAAGACTTAAATTTGGCAATACATCTTTGTGCCTGTGGCTGTGGTAAAGAGGTTGTTACTAAATTAAGGCCCTTTTGGGGTGATGGATGGGAGATTATAAATAATGAAGGGTTAGTAACTCTTCGTCCGTCAATAGGGAATTGGAATAAACAAAGCCCATATCACGCACATTATTATATAACTGATAATAAAATTGATTGGTTATAATTTAGCCAATAGCCTTGAGTGGGCTTAAAGAACTCAAAAAAGAATATGGAAGAAAAAAATGAATTTATTGCAACTTGCACAGATAGTATGCAAATAACACCCGATGATTTTAAGATTTATCATCCCACTATTAAATTAACGGAAGAAACAACAATTGGTGAAATAAAACAATGGTGGAATGCTAATGGGTATAAAGGTAAGATGGAGGTAACGATAATACAATTATAAATAGAGCCGGGTACGCAGAAACGGCGATGGCTTTTAAATAATCAATGGCCTTGAGCGGGCTTCGTAAAACTCAAAAAAAGATATGAAAAATTTTGGTAAAAAAGGAAAGGACAAGGTAACTGGATTTCAGGGTATCATTACAGCTAAAATCTTTTATATGTATGGATGTGCCCAATATGGGTTAACTCCATCCATTGATAAAGATGGGAAACGCGTAGATGTAGAATGGTTCGACGAGGGAAGGATTGAGATAGGGGAAAAAGTTGTTGATATTGAAGATGTCAAAGTCGAAGAGGGCGGATGTGAAAACAGAGAATATCCCAAAGAATAGAGTCTATTGGGTAATAGTCTAATCAAACAGACTCGATTAAATCTCAATGAAGAATAGTAGTTGAGATTTTTTTGTTTATAACGAAATAGTTAGTTATATTTGCATTATGCTCATAGTAAAAGACATATTAACTCAGATGGAAGTAGGCAAGAATGATACCGGATACTTCGCTTCATGGGAAGATATATACTGTGAGGGCGGTACCAGGAACGAGGCGATCAATAACTTACTTAATGAGATACGAGTTTTCAATCGTACATGGGAGAGAATAAAGATAGCCTTATTCTTTGATGCAATGGCTTCGGGAGAATTTAATATAATACATTATAAACATCCGATAAGTTTAAGTTAATGGCAGCACCTGAGGGTAATCAATTTTGGAAACTTAGATCAAAGCACGGGAGAGATAAGCTATTTGCTACCCCTGAGCTTTTATTAGAGGCTGCCTGTGAATATTTTGAATGGTGCGACACTCATCCTGAATATATAGTTGAACAAAAAAAGGGAAATCAAACAGTTAAAATATCTGTCTCGAAAAGCAAAAAGAATATGACGGATGAATACGGGGAGGGGTTAAACAATGTTCAGGATATGATAAGTAATTCAAACTTGGTTTATTTACCTGCAAAAATACCTTACACATTGCATGGCCTCTGTATTTATCTCGATTGCAACACGGTATATTTCAATCAGTTTGAATCGTCTTTAAAAGAAAAAACTGATGAAATGTCAAAAGATTTTTCTAAAGTCATTACACGCATAAGAGAAATTGTATATAATCAGAAATTCACCGGTGCAACTGTGGGATATTTCAATTCAAGTATAATAGCCCGTGATTTGGGGCTTCAAGAACATCATGATTTTTCATCCGGAGATGGGACAATGACACCTCAAATTATATTAAGGGATCCATCAGGAGTTGATATAGTTCAGAAGTTCAACAATGGAGGCCACTAACGTACTTTTAAGAAATATGGCCGCTTATAACGAGAATGAAAGCGGTCTTTTCATTAATCAGGGCGGCACGTCTTCAACAAAAACCTATTCAATCTTACAGCTTTTATATCTTATTGCGAAACGTTCTAAGCGGAGATTAATTATCTCCGTTTGTTCTTATGCTTTACCTCATCTCCGGCTGGGGGCTGTCAGAGACTTTGAAAAGATATTATCAGACGAAGGGTGTAACATAGGTGAGATCCGAAACAAAACAGAGAATATTTACGAGATAGGTAATTCAATCATTGAGTTCTTTGGTACTGATAATCTTGCTAAGGTTCACGGGCCCCGGAGAGATATTCTTTTCATCAATGAGGCTAACCATATCAAATATGACATTTATATTCAATTGGCGATAAGAACCAGGGCGGCTATCTTTATTGATTATAATCCTACAATGGAATTTTGGGTGCATGATGAGATAATACCAAAAGAAAAACATGTCTTTATCAAATCCACTTATAGAGATAATCCCTTTCTTGATCTTGCAACTATTCAACGCATCGAGGCACGTAGGAATAATGAGAATTGGTGGCGGGTATATGGAGAGGGCGAAGTGGGTCAACTTGAGGGAACAATACTAAGCAATTGGAGATATTTAAAAAAGGATGAGAAGTGGGGTGAAGGATTGTCGTTTGGTTTTGGTCTGGACTTTGGGTTTAATGATCCTGATGCTTTGGTCAAGGTTGCAATAGACAACAGAACTAAGAAAATGTATTGGGATGAGAAGATTTATAAAGATGGTAATTCTTTTGAACAACTTAGATTATTAGTTGCCTCTCATTGTACCCGTAATGATTCGATAATAGCTGACTGCGCAGATGCACGGATGATTAATGAACTTAAAAAATATTTCAATATAAAACCTATCATAAAAAGTGATGGAACCGTCTCTGAAGTATTAAAGTTGATGCAGGATTATGAACATATTTTAACACCCACTTCATTTAACCTTGCAAAGGAATTTAATAATTATATTTGGAATGATAAAAAAGCGGGAATACCAATGGATGCATTTAATCATCTCATTGATGCAGGGAGATACAGATTTATGAACGCATTAAAAGGAACGTCATATCAAAAATGGAGAGGATAATTTCATTAAAATATTTAACGGTTAGCCGGATGTTTGGGCATCCCGAACTATACTCCGGATTAGCAGATGGTCTTGTAAATATGCCATTACCCGACAAATTTATAATTTCTTTTAAATATTATAGGATTCCTGGTGATATGAGCGAGCTCAGTGATAATATATGCTATGCTCAAAAGATATTCTTATCCCAAAAGTGCAAATCCGATTTAGAAATAATCATACGTATGTTATCGGGTTATTACTATCCAATCGTTACAAGGTTGAAATGGGATGAAGATAAAGCGGTATTGTGGGGGAGAAGATTATCCGGATTGTTTGTTAAGGATATATACCCTCTTGCAACGCATTTGTTTAAACTCAAAGGGGAACTTATAAAAAGGGAATATGATTATTTACACCGGGAACCAAAAAAGGAGGAAAAAATAGCAGGCATTGACAGGCTAGCTAAATATGCAGAACTTGACGCAATAGATTATTTAAGTGATGTTCTGAAAATTACCCGTGAAGAAGTGCTTTTAACTCCTTATAATACCTGCCTAGTTAGGTTTATGCAGGCAAAAGACAAGGCATTGTTTAATGAAAAATTAAGCGAGGTATATAAAAATCAATCTGAAAATAAGCCAAAAAATAAACATTAATGTAAATTTGTGATATGATAAAGAGCCTTTTAACAACAGCATTAACAACGGCAGGGTGTACAAAGATTCTTTACGAATCTGACAAATTATCCGGGATTACTTCAGATCAAATAGAACAAACAGATATAGTTGGTTACATAATTGAGCCCAATAATCTTACGTTTGATATTAAAAGTAATGGCATTTTACGCGTTTATTCGCCTCATTACATTGAAATTTTAGCACAGGTAAAGCCAGAGGAAGCGGCTGCTAATAATGAGATATTATTAGAATCGCTTGCATTAATAGCAGAAAAATTTATATATCAACTTGTTATCTCCAGTAACTTTAAAAAAATAGTATCAATCCAGGCCGTTAAGGTTTTGGAAAATAAATACGATGCAAATGTTATTGGATGGTCATTACCAATTACATTGAATTATCTTGAAATGAAGGAAAATTGTTAAATGGATCTCAAAGCGGAATTAGAAGAATTAATTCGTATTATAAGTGAGAAGAATACTTATGCCGGTAATAAGATACCCAATTCTGTTATGAGGTTATTTGAGATAGAAATAAGAGAAAATGGTGGTGGAGTTTTAGTCCCATTCTGGATAGCGGTACTTCAGAAAGGACGTGGACCGCGAAAGACGACAAAGGATTATGAACTCTATAAAATAATTTTTCGCTGGATGGAAAGTCGCAATCTATTTAAGTCACGTACGGTGAAGGGAAAACTAAGCGAGGCCAAGTCAGTGACCTGGTATATAAATAAATATGGTAACAAACATTTCAGAAGTGGTGTTTTTGTTGATATTTATCAAACTGCAAGGGCTGAATTCATTGACAAGATAAATGCAAAGTATAGCACGGAAATTTCAAAAATAACAATGGAGGTAATATAATGTCCATTTCAATACTTTCTGATCCATCATATGTCATTCAGGTGTCTCCAGAAATCATATCTCGAATTGTTGGTACTGAATCGCCAAATAACTTTCAATTACAACGAAGAGATTTTATGATAGAGAATGGGGCTTCGGAAGATAATACACACTCTTCTCTTAGTTTAAGTGAGGCGGGTATATATAGTATTGGTGACTCTATTTTGGTAATTGACCATTTAAACAATTCTTATCCAGGTAAGATAACGGACATAATAGGATCGCCACAAGAATCAGTTATTGTTGATATCCCGTGGTCGAGTTTTGCTGCCACACCATCTTATTTTAACGATATCTCTCTTTATGATGGATGGTATTTTGAGGGCAAGCTGACAATTAATGGAGTTGAGCAATCTTTAACTATTCAAGCCTATCCAGATTCTACAGGAAAATCAGATTTAGATGTGTCCGGCATTTTACAGATAGCAACTGCATTAACTAAGGTTGGAGACTATGCTTCAGATATTATCCCTGAGACAACGAAATCGGGATCATTTACTTTTGCTTATCGTGAATGTTACTATGGATATGAAGGCACATACGTGGAGGAAGGCCATATATGGAATTATGTAGAAGCAGTAAGGAGTGAGGAACAGGGAAGTAATCTCTATGATTATCTTTATACTGCCGCTACAGATGCACCTTTTTTCAATCAATTTGAAAAACCAGTTTTATTTGCTGGATTGCCTTTTGATATATCATTTTTCATGCCTGATGTAGGATCTCCATCTCCTATATTATCGGTTACTATTAAAAGATACGATGCTGCGAATACCTTGCTTGGAACAACTACAAAAACGGTAGCCTCTGATACTCTTATAGGATATCTTTGTTCGTTAAACGTGTCTTTTTCTGCACTAGAAGACACAGCCGACCATTTGATTATTTCAATAGAATGATAAATGAAATAAATATCTCTATCAGGCATCCTTTGGAGGGTTATTATCTTCGCTGGTATTATAATGGATGGCATTATTGGCACTTTATACCCGGCAAACAATCGCTTATTACTTCCGGACAGAAGTATAACACGGTTTCACAAAAGCAGGTTAATGTTTCTTCCGGCATTATTAATGAAGATCGCGTTTTATCGCTTCGTACTATCACTTGTTCAAAAGAAGTAAGTCTATATTCTGCCGATGGATGGATGTCAATTAAACTAACCCCGGGAACGTTTGAGGTGAAAAACAATTATATTGATGGATATGAGATTGAACTGGTAATTACCGTTGGCAGTCGCGAAGCAAGTGAAACGGGGTATTCCCCTGTAATTATTTTACCGGAGCCACCGCCTAAAACATCCCTTTATGGACTTCTTTATAATTGGTATGCTGCAACTGATTCAAGAGGATTAGCTCTAGAAGGATGGCATGTCCCATCAATGGATGAATGGAATACCTTGAATACATATCTTGGTAGTGATAGTGTGGCTGCCCCAAAAATAAAAGCAGTTGATAACTGGGGAATTTTTTGTTCTACTACAGATAGTTCTGGATTTACGGCATTGCCTGCGGGGGTAAGAGACCTAAATACTTCAAATGGGCATCCCGCTGAATTTATTGGTAGAACCTTGTGGTCTTGTTTTAGATCAACCCAAGTAGTTTTCAAATCAATCCCAACCATTATGAGCATGTATTATAACGATGATATAATTCACTTAGAGTTTTATCCTCCTAATACGAAAGGATATAGTGTTCGATGTGTTAGGGATTCTTCTGAGGGATGGACTTCAGGGGAAACTGTAAAAGATTATGACGGGAATGTGTATCATACTATTCAAATTGGTGATCAAATATGGTTAAAGGAAAGCTTGGCCGTAACCCACTATAAAAATGGGGATATAATACCTGAAGTAACAGATGCTACGGAATGGGAGGCATTGACTACTGGTGCTCTTTGTGCTTATGATAATAATTGGACTAATGTATTTGAATCATGATATTTGAAAAGAGAATAAATATTATACATTGTATAGAGGGCGTCTATCTTAGATGGTGGTTTAATGGATGGCATTATTGGTTATTTAATAATGGATATGATTTAAACCAGACAACCGAACATCTTGATACAATGGTCATCAATACATTCTCCAAAATATCACGCAAAGAACGTCCAACAAGAATAAAAACCATTTATGATTATAACATAACGCTTGAAAATATCACACCCGAAAACATAAAAGGGTTTTCTGGTCTACTTGCTGCTGAAAAAGTTGAACAATATGAAGATTCTGTTTGGCGTGAGGTAGAAATAAAAAGAAAAACACACATCGTTAAGGAGGAAAATAGCCCTGGTTATTCATTTTCATTTGATATCACACGTAAAGAAATACCTTCAACGGCTTCTATCTATCACCGTTTTCAATATTTATATGTAAAAGACATTCTTGCTGATCTTGATGATGATGAGGTTATATCAATAAATAAGCAAGAAAACGACATTGCAGACATGCAGGATAGACAAAGCGATTTTACTGCAGAATTTAAAATCAGAAGAACAAGGACGATG